CCCACGAAGGTACAGTGCCGTTGGTAGATAAATATTTACCTGACTGACCTGACTGTGATGGGAAGTCTGTGACTTGCGATAGAGTTACTGAGGTTGCTACTGGAGCAACGTCAGACCACGCAGAACCACTATAAACTTTCATTGAGTTAGTAGAGGTGTTGAAGTATGTCGCACCTGCAATCAGCGCATCACCATCATTGTCCAACGTAGGGTCAGAGGCTTTAGCGCCAAGGTAACGGTCATCAAAAGAGTCGTAACTAGCAGCAGCGTTAGTCGCAGCAAGCTCCGCAGAGGTAACTGCGTTAGAAGCTGTTGTAGCTGAAGAGGCTGCATTTGAAGCTGAGGTAGCTGCATTACTAGCAGAGGTAGCCGCAGCAGCAGCACTCTCAGCAGCACTCGTGGCTGAACCAAGGATAGAGTCTGTGTAGGCTTTAGTTGCTACATCCTGAGCTAACGTAGGGTCGCCAACACCAGTAATCTTGTTAGTCCCCATCGCAATAGCGCCTGACATTGTGCCGCCAGAAAGGCTTAGCTTTAGAGCATCTGCGGTGTCAACATAGGTCTTAGTTGCTGCGTCCTGTGCAGAAGTAGGGTCGCCCAAACCTGTAATTTTTGACGTACCCATTGCTATCGCACCACTCATCGTACCACCCGCGAGAGGTAGCTTAGTGGCTAGTGCTGTTGTAACTGTGCCTGCAAAGTTAGCGTCATCGCCTAATGCGGCCGCTAGTTCGTTTAACGTATCAAGAGCGGCAGGAGCAGAATCAATTACTGCTGCAACTGTGTCGTCTACATAACTCTTGTTGGCTGCGTCAGTACCTACTGTTGGTGTAACAACATTGGTAAGTTTAGTATTGGTGAAGTCAGCAGTACCGTTAACGACTAAATCGTTCAGAGTAGTCGTACCAGAAGACGCTGTGACGTTTCCTGTTACATTTCCTGTCAAGTTACCAGTGACATTACCAGTGACGTTACCAGTTAAGTTACCTGTGACGTTACCTGTCAGACCGCCAACAAAACCTGTTGAAGCTGTGACTGTAGTGCCTGTAATGGCCTGTGGTGTAGTCCCACCAATAACAATACCGTTAACTGTGCCACCTGTCAGAACTGCGTTGCTAGATGCAAAAGTACCGTTAGCGGTTAGAGTTCCGGTAACGGTAGCAGTGGCGGTAGTGATGGTAGAAGGATTAGTTCCTAGCTCGACTATGGTAGTTGTATGATCTTCTGTGAAGATTCTCTTGTCTGCTAGGTTGACCGCGAGTTCGCCTTGAACCAAGTCACTTGTAGTTGGGACTGCTGAGGCGGTAGAGCTGTTCTTGGTTACTATCGTTGCCATGTTAAATTCCTATTAACTCCACTTAACTTTGCTACTCCAGTACCGAGCTGAAAGTTTTGAAGGATTGGGGTCTTGGGCATTATGCCTCGCGTAATATGATCTTTTCCGGGCTTTCTCTGCGGCGGTGGTTGGATTCGCACCCGCTCCTTTTACGCCCTGTTGACCGAACCTTACGGTCTTAACTTCGTCACCAACTTTAGCCAATACGACATGGCTCTTGGTGGGATGGTTAGGGGTACGTTTGGGCTTATTATACCCATCTACGCCTAACTTCTGTATTCTTGGGTCTTTTTTACTCATAAGATAAGGGGGCAGGTTGCCCTACCCCCATCTCCGCTTAGTTGTCTTAGCCGTTTACAGCAAGAACGAAGCCGCTGTCAGGGCGGTATGCCTTAACACCGTAGAGAGTGTCCGCAGTGTACAGTGTTCCAAGGAACTCTTGCTTGTACTGAGTCTGCGAACGAACACCAACTTGCTCCGCGAGGATCATGGTGTCTTGGTGGATCAGCATAGCAGCTTTAACATCGCCACCTGCTGCGTTGTCTGCGGCTGTCTCGATGACAGGGCAGTTAGAAGTAACGAATACGTCAATGCCGTAGAGGTTGCCGATCTTGCCGTTCTGAACTACTTGACCGCCTACGAAATCAGAAGACACATAACGATCAATGCCCATGATTGCATTACGCAGTGAAGGAGGGATAACAAACGCACGGTTGTCCATAGGAACGTCCGCATCATCTTGCTTCTGGATCAATGCACGGAAAGCAGCGTCAGTGAAAACATCAGCAGCCGCAACAGTGTCAACAGCGTAAGCAGTCAGACCAGTTGATGCGTCATTGTAGTAAACAGCAGAGTTAGTCCAATCAGAACCATCGCCGTCACCCAGTGACTTACCAAGAGCAAAGAGGTCGTTATCAATCTGACGAGCAAGAGCATAACCTGCGTCACCAGTGTAGAAGTTACGGAGTGAAGCAAGAGCTTGCACTTCAGTAATATCTTCGATGATGCGTGAGTACTCGTAGTGCTTGTCAATGACGATCTGTACTTCTGACTCTGTGTCGTTCTGTACAGTTACCGCAGTGTTTTCTGCTTTAGCGTAAGCAGCGCCACGGATAGGAGCAGGAACGTGAATCGTGTCACCTTTCTTGCCGCTCATTGTCATCTTCTTGACGAGGTTGGCGAGGATGAGGTTCTTCTCATACGCCGCACGAATCTCGTCACTCCAAATTTCGGGGACAAAAGTTGCCGCCGAAGTGTTATCAACAAAACCGCCAGTAGCGGGGAAAGTAGATGTTGCCATGTCAATATACCTGTAAGTCTAAGTTAGTTTCTTACACGGCCTTCCTGATACGCTTTCATTATCTCATTAGACATATTTTGATAGCGCTTCGGGTCAGTCCGCATTAGTTCAATAATGTCGGCTCTTCGATATATCTTCTTGCTTGGCGCTTCTGTACTGCCTGAAGCTCCACCTGTTGATGCTGCGTTTAATGCTTGCTTACGCTCTTTGCGTTCAACTTCTACAGTCTGCCTTGTGACATTGCGAATTTCTTTCCATGTAGAAAAGAGTTCGTCTGCCGCATCGTAGTTGTATTGGTTGTTCGCTTGCTCGTATAACTGCTGACGGACTTTGCTACCTGTTATCCATGTCTGGAATTCAGGACTCATAGCTATTTCCTTCAGGTCAGGATGCTTCTGCTGTAACGCAGATAACGTCTGACTTTGTTGCATCTGAGCACCGAGTTGCTCCAACTGCTTTAGTGTTGGATGGTTTGCAATCTTGTGTTCTACAGCTTTATCAGGATCAGCGAAGAAGTCTATCTCTTCAGCCTCTTCCGGTTCATTTGATTTGGTTTGCTTAAGAATGAAGTCGTCAACAATACTTCTGAGTTTACCTACTTCTTCACCCTGTTGACCAAGCCTAGACTCAGCCTCTTGGTGCATCTTGATTAACTCAGCAGGAGTTTTACCGCGATAGTGCTGTGGTAATTCCTCTGTATTTGATTCGGCAGCTACCTCTAAATTATCTTCTGAGACTGCGTCCTCTGTTTCTAACTCATCTACCTCTTGCTTACGATCATCAATTAATTGTGCCACTATTAAACTCCTAACAAGACCAACTAAGCTACCCCGAAAGTGGGACTTATTGATTGGCTACCTTGCGTTCCTTTTTTATCTTCTGCTGTCTATCTCTTGCCCACTTCATCGTTGCACCCGGAAATGCACCCGATATTGGATCAAGGACTACTGTAGCCGCAGAGATAATCCTACTACTGTCATTGCCACATTCAGGACAAGGACGACTCAAGTCTTCATCTCCACTACGAATGAACGCCTCATTGATGTGGCCTTCACTACACTGGAAATCAAATACTTTCATCGCTACCCTCTTTCTGTAAGTGGTCAATCGTAGATTCTAAGTTGATAATAAAAGATAAGATGTTTAACTGTCCTTTACGGAAGTACAAATCCTCATTATCTTTTGTTGCATCAACTGAATTTATGTGAAGAGCATTGGCACTTAGCTCTTCAATTAATCCTTTCCAACCTGCCGTCATGAACATATCTTGCAGGTTGTTATAATACTGTTCTATTGCTTTATCCATTCTTGCCCCGCTTCTTCGCTTCTTTCTTCATGTCTTCTTTCAATTCGTGTAGAAGCGAGTTCTGCGTTGATTCTACAATCTTGAGTCTTTTGTCTAGGCGTTCTAGGATGACGTTGATCTGAGTAACGACTTCCTGTAACTCTCGTTGACTTACCATTAGGATATAGCCTTTGCTGCGTCAAGGTTTAATCTCTTCTCCTTCAAAGCTGTGTCAGCAACTTTGAGTCGGCGTTCAAACTCTTTGTCATCTTCTGTACCAACGCGAAGGTTAGCAGTGATGGCTTTGATTTGATCTGTCTCCAACTCAACAGGAATAGCCTTAGTCTCTGCTGCAATCTTCGCAGCTCGTGCTTGAGACTCCGCAGCCTGTCCGTTAAGAGCGTTAGTCTGAGACTGTTGGAATTCCATCTGTACTTGCTGTGCAGCTTGTTGTGCTTGCTGTTGCTCAGGAGAAGGTTGAGCAGCTTGTTGTAGCGCAGTGATGAGTTCTTCTCTGTTACTGAGATTCATATTATCAATGATAGATTGAATCAAAGTAGGATACAGAGGGGAGTCTTGACCCATGGTCTGTAGTAACTGTACCAGTTGTGTAACCTCGTATTCTCTGGCGATAATGCCAAGAGAAGAAGACACTTCAAACTGATAGTCCGCAACAGGATAAATCTCTGGCTCGAACTGCATATATCTGTAAGCAGCCTTGGAGACAAAGGGTATTAAGAATGACTCTTGGAAGTTAATCAATGTACGCTTGTGACGCTTAATGATTGCGCCAAGGGACATTAAGATACCTGCGGCTGTCGCCTCACCATTGATAGACCCAGGAATTCCCGCAGAGTCTATAGCACCTGTGGCAGTTTGAACCATCTTCTGTAGTTCGGCTGCTTGTGCAAAGGTGATTTGATTAACCTGTCCGAAGTTAAACGGTTGTAGAACCTCGGAAGGATTACCGTTAGTAAGAATAATCTTACCTGCTTTAATTTCAGGTCTTGCTCCGCGAGGAAGTCTGGTTGCGTCCATAGCCATCATCGGATGTACTGTGAGGGCTAGAGCGTCAATCCTTGCGCGGAGTTCTGCATCCGAGGCTTTCTGTGAGTTATACCCTTTCTCACATACACCTCTTCCCCAGAAACGATTAGGTACTACGTCCCAAGGAAATGCGATAACTGGTCTGTCATTCATCATGTACGGGTTCTTCTCCGCTTTCAGGAGAGTACCACCGTTTGCTATTACCACGATTG